TGTGCTAAGTGTGTAAGGTGGAGATGGATAAATCAAAATGCCGAGTAAATCTAAAAAGCAACATAATTTAATGGCAGCTGTAGCTAACAACCCAGCCTTCGCTAAGAAAGTTGGTATATCAAAATCAGTAGGAGAAGAGTTTATGAAAGCAGATAAAGGCAAGAAATTCGGAGCAGGTGGATCACTAAAAGCAGTTGACTCAAGTGACAATCCTGGATTATCAAAATTACCAACGGAAGTGAGAAATAAAATGGGCTACATGAAAAAAGGCGGTATGGCAATGAAAAAAGGTATGAAAGAAGGCGGCATGGCAGACATGGCTCAAGATAAAAAGATGGCTAAAAAAGCTGTAGGCATGCATGAGAAACAACTTCATGGTGGTAAGAAATCTGATTTAACTAAGCTTAAAAAGGGCGGTATGGCTAAAGGTTGTGGTTATTCTAAAGGTGGTCAACTTGCTAAAGCTAATGGTGTTGCTGTTCGCGGTAAAACAAAAGGTACCATGGTTGCTATGCGCAGTGGTGGCAAAACTAAATCTAAGATGTGCTAGGAGCTGTCATGGCTAAAAAAACTAAAAAATACGCTGATGGTGGAGAAACAATGAGTGATGTGTTGTCAGGTAATTTCCCCGCGGCTAGACGTTTTAAAGAAGGCTATGAGCAAATGCCTGAAGCATTGAAAGACCCTATGTTAGGACTAAGTGTAGGAAAAGCTGGAAAAGTTTTAAGCGCAGGGGAAAAAGCTGCTATGGAAAAATATGCAGCGCAATCTAATAAAACCCTCCCTAAATATACACAAGCTGAAAAAGATGCATTAGCTAGACAGCTAGATAAAAACGTACGTAAAGCTCCAGTTCAAATGTACAAAAATAGAGCAAATATATCTGGAAAAGGTTTACCGGAAGAAACTACAAAAGAACTAACGGGTGAATTAGGATTTAAAAAAGGCGGCACTGCTTCATCAAGGGCTGATGGCTGTGCAATACGTGGTAAAACAAGAGCATAAGGAATAATATGGCTAAAGATAAATTTGATAAAGCTTTCGAAGATATGAAATCAGGTAAGATTCAAGGTCCTGCAAATGATGATATGGGTCCATATAAACAAGAGGCTCGTAACCGTACCGGATTAATATTTGAAGATCCAAAAAATAATGAGAAAGTTAGACAGTCTCAAGAAGCTGCAAGAGCTCAAATGTTAGATACTATAAAAAAGTCTATGTCTGGCCCTAATGTGCCTGGAGAGTATAAGAAAAAAGGTGGCATGATTAAAAAAATGGCTAAAGGTGGTACTGCTTCTTCCCGTGCTGATGGTTGTGTAGTTCGTGGTAAAACAAAAGGCAAAATGTGCTAGGAGAATAATATGGCTAAAAAATGTATGAAAGAAGGCGGCAAAGTTAAAAAAATGGCTGTTGGCGGGGGCCTCGCAGATCCAAACAAACCCCCCACATCTTTTTTTAACGCGGTACCAAGAAGCATGAGCCCAAATAATATTTTTAGATCTATACCTGCAGGAGCCTCTTTAGTGCCCGCGAGCCATAAAAAAAATTCATTAACAAGACAAGAAAAACAAGCTGCAGGTAGTTTAAAAACAGCTCTCGTACGCGGAGCTAAGAATAGGAATAATAAAATGGCTTCAGGTGGTTCAGTGTCTTCAGCATCTAAACGTGCAGACGGTATTGCAACTAAAGGTAAAACTAAAGGAAAGATAATTTAATCATGACTAAGAAAATGGCTTCAGGTGGCAGCACAAATGTACTTGGGAAAGGTATTCTCGCACGACAAGCAGCAATTGCGAAAGGTCCGCTCCCACACCCACTAAAAGATTATCATTTAAAACGAGCTGCTCTTTTAGAAAACAAAACAGCTCTCGTACGTCCGCCTCCAGTACAACGTACAGTTGGAATAGTTCCTGGTTCTACATATAAGGTTTATAATTCTAAAGCGGCAATGGCTTCAGGAGGTTCAGTTTCATCAGCATCTAAACGCGCTGACGGTTGCGCAACTAAAGGTAAAACGAAAGGTAGGGTAGTATAATGGCAGGCGGCGGATTCGGAACAGCACAAGGTGGGTTTCCACAACAACCAGGATTTGCTGGACCAGGCTCAGCAGGACCAGGAGCGCCTCCACCACAAGGCGGGTTCCCACAACAACCGGGACAAATGCCTCAACAACCAGGGCAACCACAATTAAATGACCCATTAAACAGAGGTGGTATGCCATTTCAAAGGCCCCTTCCAGAAGGCTACCAAAGTCCTTACGCTAATTACGGATTTGATCCAAAATTACAAAGTTATTTAGATAATTCGTATTTAGGATCTATGACGGACGCTGGTGTGGGCTGGAACTATGATCCAACAAATCAAACCTTTACAGGCGGAACAATGAGTGGACAATATAATCCTATTCCATTAAGTGTTATGCAAGGAGCTTCTAACGGAACTGGACCTGGATTAAATTCATACTTCCAATCTAGGTTTCCACAGCCTACAGGTCCAGCGCCAACAGTTAAACCAGGCATGCCGCAATTTCCACAAGGTCCAGTAATGGATCCGCAAAGACCTCAAAGACCTCAAAGATTTCAAAGACCTCAAAGACAATCAATGGGTTTACCAGGACTAATGAATAGGAGATAATTATGGGGGGCATAGTTAGCGGAATAGGTGACGTAATAGGCGGAGTAGGCGGGGCTATTGGAGGTGTTGCTAATGCAATTCCAGGCATAGGACCTTTTGTAGGCCCTATTGTTGGCGGTATTACTGGAGGTCCAGTAGGGTTTGCTACGTCTCTTGCGGGTAATGCGCTCCAAGGTAATTACGGTGGTGGCGGAGGCGGAGGCGGAGGTAGTAGTGGAAGTAGTAATGTTCCAAAGTATGCTCAACCTAGTTATAACTATGGCAACCAAACATATCAATATGGTAATAACCCTGTAGATGCGTCTAAATACTTTATTACAGGCGATAAAGGCGTTTATAATCTTATGCCTGCATTAGGTCAAATTAGTCCTAAAACAATACCATCATCTCATGGAATATATAATGATCGATTTGCAAATTCCGTAGCTAATAAAAGTTATTATACTCCTTATGAAGCTTATACTGATTTGTCTGCACAAATGGCAAAAGACCCTAAAGCATTGGCAGCATTTCAATCTATGTATCAACCTACAACACCTACAGATAAAGGCCTAAGCCCTTATGTAGATTTTGGTATGTCAGGTTCTATTGGAGAGGGCTCAACATTTTCTGATCTTGCTAAGTATGCCGCAACAAACCAAAATCCTTTTTATATACCTTATCAAGGCGTTGGCGGCAAAACATCAGCATTCATACCACCTCACGTTTTGGAAGCACAAAAAAAGGCAGAAGCAAAAGCACGATTTGAGGCAATGTCTCCTGAAAAACGACAACAAGTAATAGCACAACAACAAGCTTTTATGGATAATCTTGTTAATCGTGTAATGGGTAATGTACAATCTCCAACTAACGACGCATTTCGCCAACTTCCCCCTGCTGAGCGCGAAGCAATTATGGAACGAAAAGCATTAGCGGAGCAAAATAAAAATAGTTCCACAAGACCCGGTTTAGCAGGTTTACTTAGGGGAAGACAATGAGATCAAGCAGAGGAATGGGAGCTATGATGGCTAGTAAAATGCCTAAAGGTGTAACTAAAAAACGTCGTGATGACACAGACTTTACAGAGTATAAAAAAGGCGGCCCTGTAGGACTTTACGCAAACATGAATGCTAGAAAGAAAAAAGGCATCTCACGCAGTAAATCAAAGTCTACTGTAACACCAGAAGCATATGCAAACATGAAGGCAGGATTTCCTAAAGGGAAAAAATAATGGTAGATAGAACCTCAGGTGAAACCAGTTTTAATTTAGATTTAAATAATCTTGTTGAAGAAGCATTTGAAAGATGTGGTAAAGAACTTCGCACGGGCTACGATCTAAGAACTGCACGTCGCTCTTTAAACCTTTTAACTATTGAGTGGGCTAATAAAGGTCTTAATCTTTGGACCATTGAACCAGGTCAAATCACGTTAAACCAAAGTCAGATTATGTATGCATTGCCTTCTGACACGATTGATCTTTTAGACATGGTAACACGTACTGGAACTGGACAGAACCAACAAGACATTAATATTAACCGTATTAGCGAGTCAACATACATTACTATACCTAACAAGAATGCTAACGGACGTCCTATCCAAGTATGGATTAATAGACAAAGCGGTCAAGAAAACCCGACTACAATTCTTACAGCAGAAGCGTTAGATGCAACAGAAACAACCATAACTTTATCATCAACTGTAGGTTTAGCGCAGTTTGGCTTTATTAAAGTAGATAGTGAAACGATTCAATACGGCGGTATTAGTGGCAACGACTTAGTTGATTGTGTACGCGGTGTTAATAATACAACGGCAGCAACTCACTTAACTGCAACTAAAATCTATGTACAAAACTTACCTACTGTTAATGTATGGCCAGCACCAGATCAAAGTAACTTCTATACATTCGTGTACTACAGACTAAGACGCATACAAGATTCTGGCAACGGTATTTCAGTACAAGATATTCCGTTTAGATTTATTCCTTGCATGGTAGCTGGGTTAGCAGCGCACTTAAGTATGAAGTTACCTGACGTAGATCCTAATAGAGTTTTAATGTTAAAATCATTGTATGACGAGGCATTTCAAAACGCAGCTGACGAAGATAGAGAAAAAGCATCAGTAAGGTTTGTACCGAGAGAGATGTTCTATCATGGCTAAAAGTGCAGAAGAATATTTAAAAGATATACCCTTAGCAGAACAAGAAGACTTATTAAAAAGGTTTGATATTGTAGGTGGTGGAATCAAAGATAAAGATGCTATATCTATAGGCGGAAGAGCTCAATATAGACAACCCCTAGATGATAAATCTGCTATTGAAATTGGATTATCAGGACATTATGCTAAAGGCAAAAACTTCAAAGATAAAGGTATTGATAGAGGCGATTTTACCTACGAAAGAAAGTTAGGTAAAGATTCTAAATTACGTGCTACATTAGGCGGTAATAAAAAAGGAATAGATAGCGGATTTGTAGGCTACGAAGCAGAATTTAAAAAAGGTGGTAAAGTAAAAGTTAAACCTAAAGTACGCGGTCACGGCGTTGAGAAGAAGGGTAAGACCAAAGGTAGGTTTGTTTAATGCCTAGTAAATATTCAAGTGGTAAAAATGCCATATCGCAGTGTGATCGCTGCGGGTTTAGATTTAAACTAAAACAGCTTAGAAAGTTGGTTATTAAGACCAAAAATGTTAATATACTGGTATGCCCGGAATGTTGGGAACCAGACCAACCGCAGTTAAGTTTAGGTCTATACCCAGTCAATGACCCACAAGCAGTACGCAACCCAAGACCTGATTTAGGCTATTACACAGCAGGGTTAAATGGGTTACAATTGACGGAACAGACAGGAACAGCTACAGACGATACAGGCATTCTTACTATGGGCAGCAGAGTCATACAATGGGGTTATAATCCCGTAGGTGGCGCAAGTTCGTTTGATGCAGTATTAACACCTAATTATTTAGTAGCAACCGGCGTAGTAGCATCAGTAACAGTAACAACAACATAAGGAGTAGTAAAATGGCATATAAATCAGCAGCAGACGGCGTTGTTAAAAAAGGTAAAACAGACGTTCAAGTTTTTCCTAATGACGGTACTAAAGTAGGTATTTCAAAAGGCCCTAAACATGCGGGTTCTAAAGGCGGTAAAAAGAACATTGACATGAAAAAAATGGGTCGTGGTTTAGCTAAAATTGCAGCACAGAAAAAAGGATAATAATCATGGCAGAATATAAACAACCTATCGTTGTGCCTAATGCGGACATAGGTCTTTCACAAGATCCTAATAAGTTACGTGCACAAGAACTTAATAAAAATACTGGTACCCAACGAGTAAGTGCAGGAGATCCTGGTTCTAATGCAATGAATAAACATGGTGAACTTGAAACTCGTGGTAATGGCGCAGCTACTAAAGGCCGTAAAGCTCGTGGCCCAATGGCGTAATAAATGAATTACACACAACTAGTAGCTGAAATACAAAGTTATGTAGAAAATCAGTTCACCACAACTGACGTAAATACTTTTATACAACAAGCTGAACAGCGTATTTATAATTCAGTGCAGTTGCCTGCGCTACGTAAAAATGTAACAGGCACTACTACAACTGGAAATAAATATTTAGCAATCCCTACAGATTGGTTAGCTACGTTTAGCTTGGCAGTCATTAATGCTAATAATGAATATACTTATCTTTTAAATAAAGACGTTAACTTTATCAGGCAGTCTTATCCTGATACGGATTCAGATTTTTACGGAGTCCCTACATATTATGCAGTGTTTGACCAAAATACATTTATTTTAGGGCCTACTCCTGACGCTAATTATGCAATTGAACTACATTATTTCTACTATCCTGAGTCTATTGTTACTGCAAATACTACTTGGTTAGGTGATAATTTTAGTTCTGCATTGTTATATGGATCAATTTTAGAAGCATATACATACATGAAGGGTGAAGCAGAAATTATTGCTCAATATCAAAAACGTTATAGTGAAGCCCTTATTTTATTAAAACAACTTGGTGATGCTAAGAATAGAATGGATGCATATCGTGATGGTCAAGTTAGGTATCCGGTTCAATAATGGCTATATCACAAACACAGACAACAGTATTTAAACTAAATCTACTTAAAGGTTTAGAAAACTTTAATGCTGGATCACCATACACTTATAAGATTGCGTTGTATGACGGCAGTGCAGATTTAAACGAATCTACAACTGGGTATACGACAACAAACGAAGTAACGGGTACAGGATATGTAGCAGGCGGAAAACAATTAACAGTATCTGGGCTAGGAAGTGATACATCTAATAATACAGCTTATGTTTCGTTTGACGACGTAACATGGAGTCCTGCAAGTTTTACTACTGCTGGAGCTTTGATATATAATAGCACTACAAACGCATCAGTCGCGGCGTTAAATTTTGGTGGGCAAAAAATAGCAACCAGTACGTTTACAATAACGTTTCCAACAGTAACTTCAACTACTGCTGTATTACGAATTAATTAAGGAGAAATCATGCATAAAGAAACGAACGGATTCGGTGATAATGCTACTATTGCATTAAATGCCGGAGCCCAAGCTAACGAAATATTAGGTATCCATGGTCATTACCATGTATCATGCCGGGACAAAGATGGCAATTTAAAATGGGAAGAATCATTTCCTAATTTAGTAAATGCTGTAGGTAAGCAACTTATGTTAGATACCCTATTAAAAGGTTCTGCATATACTGTAACAGGTCCATTTTTAGGTCTTATTTCAGGTGCTTCACCAACATTTGCAGCGGCGGATACTGCAACATCACATGCTGGTTGGACAGAATTTGTTAACTACACAGTAAGTGGATCAGCAGTACGCGGCACAGCAGTATTTGCATCAGCAACATCATCTGGTACAACACCAACTAACGTTACAACTTCAGCAGCTGCTGCTATTACTTACACTATTACAGGTGCAGGTGGTACAGTAGGTGGATGCTTCTTAGTTACTGGTACAGGCGCTGTGAGCACACAAAGCAATACTGGTGGTACATTGTATTCAGCAGGAGCATTTGCAACAGCAAAAGTTACTACAGCTGGTGATACAGTAGCAGTTACATACTCAACTACAGCTACAAGCTAAGGAGTCTTAAATGGCTCTAGTCGTCAAAGATAGGGTACAGGAAACAAGTACTACTACAGGCACAGGCACGTTTACGCTTGCTGGTGCAGTATCTGGCTTTCAATCATTTTCTGTTATTGGAAATGCTAATACTACTTACTACGCTGTTGTAGGTGGTACAGAATGGGAAGTAGGTCTAGGCACATATACATCTTCAGGCACTACTTTATCTCGTGATACCATATTAGAGTCTAGCAATGGTGGTACTGCTGTAAACTTTAGTGCAGGCACAAAGAATGTATTTGTAACCTATCCTGCTGAAAAAGGTTTATATTTAGACGCAAGTGGTAACGCTATTGCATTAGGTACTCCAGCATCTGCAACACTTACAAACGCTACAGGGCTTCCACTTACTACAGGTGTTACAGGCACACTTCCAATTGCTAATGGTGGTACTGGCACAACATCAACAACATTTACTAATTTAACAACTAATGTTACTGGCACACTCCCAGTAGCCAATGGTGGCACAGGCATTACAAGTTTAGGTGCAGGTGTAGCAACATTTTTAGGCACACCTACAAGTGCTAATTTAGCATCAGCAGTAACAGACGAAACAGGTTCAGGTTCTCTA